TCCTTGTCCAAGCGTGACGGCATGGCCCGAGATGGCTTGGGCATCGGCTTGCGAGGCTTGGACTTCTTGGACACAAGGGCAGTCTGTTGAGGACTTTAGCACAGCGTAAGGAAATTATGCTTTAGTCTTTGGAGTAGTCGTTATGCCAGTACCGCTTGTGCTTGATGAGGTATTTGTTGGCCTTTAGCCAATTGAAGAAAGACCTAGCCGTACACATCAGTTGATCCGGATGCTGTGCTGTGGCACGATGGCAGAGTTCAAGAACCATGCCTTGTGGGATGCGCCTAGGCCACTCTCTGAGAATAGCTTCTCGGCGTGGGATGTACTCGCTGTTCCACTTTAGGAATTGCTCGATGAAGTCTATGTCAATTCGCTCTGGCTTCATCTTCTCGATGTACCAAAGTCTCCGATATTCGCTGTAATCCTCGGGATATCTCTCGTACAGTTCGTCGAGGTACTCCCGCTGCTCTTCGGTCCAATCGTCGGTCTGGTCGCTCATAGGTTTGAGAAGCAGTTGCGCCAAAGCATGGAGTCATCCTCGAACTTGATGTAGCCGTAGCGTATCATCGTCTTGATGTAGGACTCGGTCTTGGTCTGGTCGGCCGCGTTCTTGGATTTGTCGATGAGTTCCCGCAGCTGGGCACGGCTGAAATGGGAAGGCTTCTTGGCCAGCCATTCTCTCATCCAAAGACGATGCTGTTCGTGCCTGTCGGAGATGGCCTTGCGGCCTAGTTCGGCGAGCCTGAGCATCCTGGGTCGGTTGGCTTCCCACATCTGGCGATAGCGCTCCTTCGTTTCGATGATCTCGGCCTTCGTCAGCCTTCGCGGTTTTCTTTGCCTGTTTGTGTTGTTCATGGGTTGGAGAGTTTACCCTGTATCTTGCATCTGACCCAGAGCCCGCCCGGCGTAAGCCAAGGGCTAGGGCTTCTGGGTGGGGGACTGCATTTGTATTTGTCCCCCTAACGCTTTGATAAAGGAGTTGATAAAGGATTGTCTATTACCCTGTCTATTAGCCTGTCCTTGAAAGTCAAGAGATGGGTGCTATTTTGACCTGTAGGGCGTTTTGGGGTGGTTCGGCTATGTTGCCTTGTCCTACCCGACAAAACGCCTTGGCGACCCCTTGGCGGGGCTGGAATAGGCATCCTGCTGGACGGACAGGGTCGTGCTTCGGCGTTCCCAAGCGATGCGTCCCTGTTCGCGGGCGTGTCGGAGGGGGATGGCGGACGTGAAATTGCCTTGGTCGTCCTTGAGTCCGGCACGGCCACCGCGCTTGGGGATGCGGAGGGTGTAGAAGGGCTGCTCTTCGGCCCCCTCGGCGGTCGGGTCTTTGGTCAGCACACCATGACGGCACGATGCCAGTTGGCGAGCTCGGCGGAGCCAGAGCCAGCATAGGCGAGGTCGGCGAGGGACGTTGACTTGTCCTTGGCGGGCTTCGTCGTGTGGTGGACGGAGAAGAGGATGACCCCCGTGTCTTGGAGGACGGGCTGGATGATGTGGCGCAGGAAGTGGGACGCGGCTTCCTGATCGGAGAGGTCAACGCCGGCGAACCCGAGGATGGGGTCAATCCAGACGAGGTCGGCCTTGTGGCGGGTGACGAGCTCACGGAGCAGGACGCCGAAGGCCTCGCCAGTCCGCACGGCCTCGCGGTAATAGAAGACACGGTCGGCGAGTTGGTTCACGATCTGCGAGCCACGGGCGATGCCCATGCCGTCGAGCGTCCCTTGGATGCCCTCCGCGACGTCCATCTCGTCATTCTCGGATTGGATGATGACCGAGGTCAGCGGACCCTTGCGGGACTTGATGCCGAAGAAGTCATGCCCAGGAGCGAGGGCGAGGGACAGGGCGGCGTGGGTGACGAGGGCGGACTTGCCGGCGCCCGTCTGGGAGACGAGGAGGCAGGAGCCACCGCGGCAAAGGAAGCGGTTGCCAAGGACGCAGGACGGGTCTTGTTCCTTGTCGGAGGCGACCATCGTGCGGAAGTCGAAGGCCTGTGAGGTTTCCTTCCCCTGCCCCTTGCGCCGTGCGAGGGACTTGGCAAGTTGCTCTTGGGCGAGGATGATGGCATCGGGGTCGGCCCCAGCCTGTTGGGTGACGCTCAGGACGGCCTTGGCATACTCCGCAAGTTTGCGTAGGTTAAGGGCTTTAATCACCGCATCCGTCCAAGCCTTGTTCGGCTGGATGAACTGCCCGGTCGTGGACAGGTCGGAGACGGTGAAGGCCTCGACGGGCGAACCGATTTGGCGGAGGCGTTGGCTGACCGTCAGTTCGTCTGGGGTCGTGCCTTCCTCGACGAGCGCCGTGATCGCGGAGGCGATGTCCTGATTGGTCGGCTCGAAGAAGTCGGATGGGATGAGGCCGTCGGGCAGCGGGAGCCCTTGGGCGATGGAGACGGCAAGGATATGCCGTTCCGCATCGAGGGCGGAAGGTGGAGGGAGTTCCATGGCTTGGAGTGGAGGGGGACTAAGGGGCTTAGGTTCGCCTGCGTCCAGCCTTTTCGCCGTAGTGGGCGGTCGGGTAGGGCTTGGCGTCACGGCGAAGGACGACGCGGTAGATGCGTTTCTCGATGAGTCCGAGCTTCATTCCCTTATGGATGGTGATGCGTGCGGCGGTGCGCTCCATATTCCAGACCTTGGCCCAGCCGTTGATTGTGCGGAAGCCCTTCGGTGGGGTCTCGGCGGTCTGGTGGATGGCGGCCATCACCTTGACCAGGAGCGGGTCGGGTTGTCGGCGGCTCATGGTAGTCGGTAGTCTTTGACGTTAAGGTCGCGGCAATACTCGATGGCGTCGTGGGCCTTCAGCTTGTAGTAGAAGTTGCGACCGACGTATAAAAGGATTGTGCCAATGACTTGCCCAGGCTGACGAAAGGGCGGGTCGGTGTCTTGGAAGTAATACCGCACCTGTCCGTCGTCGCCGTAACCGATGTAGATTTGCCAGCGTGGTCGTGGATTGTCGCTCATGGGGTAAATGTCTTTAGTTCGGTCTGCCAGATCCAGACGCCGCCCATCTTGTGGACGAGCCAAGCCTTATAGTCACCGCCCTTGGTCACGAAGCCGGCGACGAAGCCGGAGCCCCAGCGGGATGTTGCGAGGCGGTGGGACGCGTAGTCCATCTCGTCCTTGCGGCAGAGGCAACCAGCGGAGAAGGCGTTCCCGCCCCCGTGCTTGGTCAAGGCGACGCTTGCGAGGTTGTGGGTGTGCCCGTGTATCAAAGCCCCGCCGTGGGGGCTGTAGTGGAGCCCCTGGACGACGGTGGCGTTGGCGCCGTGGGCGTAGCCGTGGACCATCGCAACAGGGCCGAGACGAAAGACGCCCTTATCTGCGTGGTAGGGCAGGATGACCTTGGCCCCGTTCTGCCGGGCGACGCGATTGATGCGGGCCTTTAGGTCGGTGCAGTAGTCGCGGACGATGGCCTGCCCGTGGCCCTGCATCGAGTCGAGGCGGTGTTCGTGGTTGCCCCAAAGGTAGACGGTAGGCTTCCAATTGGCGAAGAAGTCCTCGCCGGCATAGACGTCCATGGTGAGGGACTCAGCACCTTCTCTGTCAGTTCCTACGCCCTTGCGGAGGGAGCGGAAGTCGTAGTGATCGCCACCAGCCACCTTGACGTCGGGCTTGAAGTCCTTCGTGAACTCGTAGAGGGCCGAGAGGGCTTCGGGGTCTGCCATGTCCCCGTGGCTGTCGGAGGCGAAGATGAACTTGGTCAGTCGGCTCATACGCTTGGCGTCTTTGGCAGTTCGGTGGGCTGGGCGTACTTGTCGTAGTGGCGCACGAAGCGGAGACCGAGGCGGTCGGCTGCGTGGTAAAGACCTGGCGTGCTGAAGTCGTACTTCTCGGAGGTCTCGCGTGCGGTCAGACCCTGCTCGATGCCGAGGCGGACGGCTTCCTTCATTGAGATTTTACCCTTGGCGAGGAGGTTCTCCTCTACGCCCCCGAAGGCCCGCTTGCCCGCCTTACGGCGCCGACAGCCCGCAGGCCAGATGATGCCGTGCCGGCAGATGAAGGCCTCCATCTCCTTGACGGCGACCTTCGCGATCTTGGCGGCGTCGGCAGGAAGCCACGACGCACGGATGGCCTCGCGGATGGCCTTGGCGATGTGGCGGTCATAGGGGTCTTTAAATTGGTCAACCCTGATATGCGGCTTGGAGTCGTAGTGGGGACAGGTGGCGAGGAAGCGGAGGCGGTCGATTGAAACCCCCCACGCTTTGGACATCTCGGCCAGTTCGTCGTCGGTGGGGGAAGGCATGGCGTCAGAACTTGTCGGACTCCTTGGCTTGCTTCCAGACTTGGCGGACGGCGAAACCGTTCTCGGTCGGGTCGAACTCGCCCAGGTGTTCGTCGAGGGCGTTCCCGGCCTTGATGAGGACGTCGATGCCGTTGCGGTAGCGGTTCAAGTCGATGGCGGAGATGACGACCCATTGACCGTCCTCGGTCATCTTGAGGACTTGGGAGAGTTGAAGGTTCAGCGCGTTGACCTGAGCGAGTTGCCGTTCCAGCTCCTCGATGCGTTCCTGCTTGGTTGGCTTCTTGCTCACGACTGTTGCTCCTTCTCTGCTTTGGCTTTTTCTGCCAGTTCATCGATGCTCTTGCATCCGTGAATAGCCATAAGTTGCTCAAAGGCCTTGCGATGTATAGCAATCATTTCCTCTGCGGCTTGTTCGATTGGAGATTGGTCGCTCACAGTTGCAGATGCTTGGCTACGGACGCACCGACCTCGCGGATCGTCACGGCGGTGTTCGGCTTGAAGACATAGGTCTGGTCGGGGATGACGCCTTCAAGCATCTCGCGGATGCTGGTGGCCTCCTCGTCGTTAGCCGGGCCGACGCCTTCGGTCTCGATGTGCAGATGGACGACCCGCCAGCCACGGACCTCGCCCATCAGTTGCTTCGTCACGACCACCTCGTTGATGTAGCGGGTGTCGGGGATGACGACGTGGCCCCGCTCCTTCTTGGCGGACTCGGTGAGGTTGAAGATGAAGACGTCCTTGTGCATGGACCGGGCGAACCGACCCATGGCGACCAAGGTGTCGCGGTGTTCCTTTTTGAAGGTCTCGTCGAAGAAGTTTGCCGTCAGCCCGAGCTGATAGGCGAAGTCGTTGGCGGCGTCCTTGAGGGCGTCGGCTAAGGCGATGCGTTTGATGTCCACGCTGTAGCGGGTCATGCCTTCCGCGAAGGTGTCCTTCCCGCTGCGGGCGTACCCGGAGAGAAGGACGATGGTCTGCGGGGCTTGGAGGGTGCGGCGCATGGGTTACCAGTCGGTCGGGGTCGGGATGGTGGAGGCGGCAGAGCCTTTGCCCTTGGGGAAGTTCAGCTTGTACTTGAACTGCGGCTTGCCCTGCCATTCGCCGTCGGGGGTGACTTCCACCTCGACCTCGAAATAGATGCCGGTCGCGGGGCGGAGGTAGTCCAGGAACGCCGGCACGGAGAGGTCGGCCTTCGGTTCGGAGACGAACTTCCCGCTGATCTTGCCGACGAGCATGGCGAGGCTCTTGCCGTACTTCGTGCCGTAGGACTTGGAGAAGCACTGGCCTTCGGCGGTCTTGAAGAACAGGCGGGCGGAGACGCCGTCGTCGTAGACCTTGACCTTGTCCTCCTTGGGGAGGGACATCTTCAAGACATACTTGCCGGAGGCGTTGAGCGTGGTGAGGGGCGGGCGGTCGTTTTGGTTTTCCATGTTGGTTGTGGGTTAGGAGATTATTTTTTGTCGGAGAGTCTTTCGGCCATTCGGACTACTGCGGTTAGATACCCAATAGTCACCAAGCAAGTGGCGCCGATTGCCCAGAGTGCTACGGAAGCCCAAGGGACAGACGATAGGTAGGCATCACAGCAAAAACAAACAAGCACACCTGCGGAGTTCTGGAGGATGCGTGTTCCTGCCGTATGCCTTACTTCTTCTTCGCTGGTCATGTGGGTTGTGGGTTAGGCGAAGTTAATGGGAGGGAGGGCAGCCGTGGAGGTCGGGCGGGCGATGGTGATTACCTCGGTCGGATACGCTGGCCACTCATTGAAGGACTTGCAGACCTCGTAAGCCTTGATGGCGGAGAGCATGAGGGCTTGTCCTTCGGCGATGAGGTCGGGATGCAGTTCAAAGACGGCGGTGAGGAACGGCGCCTCCTTCTCGACGACGAGGAAGCGGAAGCCCTTCGGACGGACGCCCCCGAAGTTGAGTTTGCAGAGTTCAAGGTACCAAGCGGCCTGCAGTTTGAAGTCGTCCGACCAGATGAGCTGACGACCGAAGCCCTTGGGCGTGGCCTCCTCGGCGGTGGTCTTGATGTCGTAGATGTAGCCGTCCTCGGCGATCAGGTCGATGGAGCCCTTGATGGGGACCATGTAGTCCGCCTTGAGCATCACCTCGGTGGCGACCGGGACGATGTTGTAGCGGGCCATCGCCTGCTTCACCGCGTCGGCGTAGGACAGCGCGTTATCGTACTCGTCCGCCTTGCAACGGATGTCGTCGGGCTGGAGGGTAGACGCCCAGTAGGCGTGGACCTCCTTGCCTTCCTTCGTGCGCTTGTCGGCTTCGGGTTCGGGCTTGAACTTGGCGAAGGCCTCGGGGTCGAGGACGGCGGCGTGGGTCATGATGCCTTCACGGAGGGCCTTGGAGTCCTTGCGTGGGTTGGCCTTGTCGTGGGCGTACTTCGCGGGTGCCTTTAATAGCAACTTCGCTGAAGTCTGGTTAAGTGCGTCAATCGCGTCGTACTCTGCTCGGGTGCGGGCGGCGATGCGTTCGTTGAACTGTGCGATGGTATACATGGCTTGTGGTGGGTTGGTGGGGAAGGGTTAGAGCACCTCGTCGGGATTGTCCACAAGGTTCTCGGCGTCGATTAGCGTCTTGTCCATGTCCTCGGCTTTCTCGTGGAGGTTCTGGACGCTGACCAGGAGCGAGGCGAGGTCTGCCCGGACGATGTTGAGCCGTTCCCGCAGCTCGACCAAGTCGGCGGGGTCGTCCACCTTCGCCGAGTCGGTGATCGCGAGGACGGAGAGGAGGCGGTCGGCGTCGATGCTGACCCGGTGGATATCGTGCTGGGTGACGAAGGTGGTCTGGTAGGCGGTGAGGCTGCGGGCCTCGTTCTGGAGCCGTCGGAGGGCGGCGGCAAGGCGGTCTTGGGAGGTCATCGTTTGAGGGTCTTGGATTTGGAGAGGGTCACTTCCTTCACGATCGTCGGGGAGCAGATGAAGACCCGGACGTTGGAGCGGTAGAGGGTGGGGAGGGTTTCGGCGCTCCAAGCCTTGAGGGCCTTCTCGAAGGCGACGGCGGTCTTGGCGGTGGCCTCAACGTAAAGCATGGAGTCGAGCAGGATGACCAAGGCGAAAGGCTTGCCCTTATCTCGGAAGGCTTGGGTGGCCTTGTAGACGGAAGATGGGACGGTTTTCGGCGTCATCTTGGGAAAAAGGAGCGTGCGGAGAGCCAAATGGGGGTCAGATAAACAGATTTTTTGTTTATCTTGTCGGCGACCGATTGGCTGACGGCGTCGATGATGTAGGCGTTTCCGTCCTTTTCGAAGGTCGCCCCGGCCATCTCGGGGATGTGGCGGGACTGCTTGGACAGGATAACCGCGTCGAAGTCGGCGAGCTCGACCTCGGCTTGCTTCATGTCCGAGATGGAGAATTGCCGGACGGCCTCGGTCTTGACGATCCACATGAGGACGATGGTCGAGTCGGCGAGGATGACGTTGATGGGCTGACAGGCGCCGAGCTTGGATGTAGTGGAGGTCACGGCTGGCGTTTGTTCATAGAGATTTTAGGAACAGAAACATACCAACAAAGAACCCGACATAGGCAAAACACTCCAAGATGCAAAAACGAATACGCCAAGCCCTCTCAGCCTTAGCCTGCCTATCCATTTCGTCATACCACGCCTTGGGCGTGAAGTCAGAGGGATTGCGAACCGACACACCTGCGATGTATTTGATGTCGCTCACGACTGCACCCCCTTCTTGGCGTGCTTCCAATAACTTTTGATGACTTGGTTGTCGCCGGACATCCGGCAAATCAAGTCTGCGGTCTTGGTCATACGCTCGACCTCGGCTTTTAGGCGGGCGACCTCGGCCCTCTCGCTTTCGAGCAGCGCCTCAAGGGTGATGACGCGGCCTTGCAGCCGGGCGTTCTCGAAGAGGAGGTCGGTGTTCATTTGGCGGCGTTGCGGACGGCCTGCTCGAAGGCGTGGTTAGTGAGGACGGCGGCCTGTTCCGAGGACAGGTCTTTGAGGCCTTGTCCAGGCTTGAGCCAGCCCTTCGTGATCAGAATTTCCACGGCGGCCTTTTCGTACTTCAGCTCGCCCATGAAGACCTTGGGGGCTTGGGGCTTGGGTGCGGAGGCTTGATGGCCGTCGTCGTCGAGGTCGACCGAGATGCCGCAAGCGGTCTGGATAGACTGCCGGCGGATGTAGGTGATGGCACCGCCGACCTGTTGAGCCGTTAGGCCGTCAGCCTTGACCATCAGTTTCCCGAAGGCGAAGAGGTGGCCCGAGGTGTGCAGCAGGGAGGTGGACACGCCCACTTTGCCTTCCTCGGTCTCGAGGACTTGGACGAGGGCGAGGTTGTTGGCTTGCAGGACAGGCTTCACCGCGTCGAGCAGAGCGTCGAGCGAGACGTAGCGGGCCTTGAAGGCGGGGTTCAGTCGGTTGGCCCCGACGTTCTCCATCTTGGCGAGGGCGCCGATCAGGTCGAAGTAGGGATTGGTCTGCTCCTGGGGAGCGGTTTCTTTTTTGCTCATGGCTTGTGTGTGGGTTGGGTGGGAAAGGATTAGGGGAAGGTAGTCATCTCGTCCACCGTCTTCTGGGAGACGCAGCGGAGGCGGTTATCGTGGGAGAGGAACCAATAGCGGGTCTGCCCAGCGGGGCGGGGCTTCAGCTTGCGGGCCACCGTGCCGTCGGAGAGGACGATGTAGGACGAGCCGGAGAGTTCGCGGTAGGTCGCAGGGGCCTTGGCTTCGGGGATAGGGTTGGGTTGTTTCTTGAGCATTGGAGTGGTGTTAAATTGGAGTTCCCGGCCGCTGCAAGACTCTCACTTGCTTCATCATTCGTCACGCACCTATTTACTAGTATTGATGCGCTTCTTGTGATGCCGGGTTAAGACCCGGTGCTTCGTAGGTTTCAGCTCTATGCGGCTTGTCCGTTTTAGGGACTGGGAACGTAAGGGTTTATGTCGCTGATGCCGTGTCCAAGTTTGACCCTGGACTGGTATCTTTCAAGGATAAGACTTTGGACGAAGGATTGAAGGGTGCCACGAGAGATGCAGACTTGTCCAATCTTATGTAGGTCAACATCGACGATGGCGTGTTGTTTGTAGCCCTTGTAAGTCGTCCAATCGATGCGATAACGGACGCACTGCATCTTGCGTTTGATTGAGGTAATCAGATGGGCGTAAATAGGAAGGTCAACGCCGTCTATGCGGATTGAACAATAAAGCTCTGGCCTCCTTGAAAGCATCGTCAGTTGATGGCGCCACGCTTGGCGGCGTCGAGGATTAAGAGGGCGTCGGCGTTCCAGAGGGTGACGTCAACGGAGGGGAAGAGTTCGGCCGCTCGGGCCTTCAGGACGTTCTTCCATTGGGTGCCGGTGCGGTCGCCCTTCGTGCCGACTGGGTGGGCCTTCATCCAGATCGCGGGCTTCACGCGGTGGACCTCCCAGCCCATGCCGATGGCGGCGCCGTAGAGGATGCCCGTGTTCCACATCAGTTTGCCGATGGCCGAGCCCGGGATGGACTTGCCCGCGAAGAGCGGAGGCTCCTCAAGGTACAGGACCACGCGGCCTTTGGACAGGTGGATGTCCTTGATGAGGTTCACCACGTCCCAGTCGGTGCCGGGCATCTTGTGGAGTTCGGTGGTTCCTTCGGACGGGGTGAAGACGGCGATGCCTCCGTTTACTCCAGGATCGACGGCCACGATGGTTGGCTTGTTCATTATTTCGAGCGCGGGTCTCGGTTAATCCGAGCGACCACGATGCGAGTGATGGCGGGACATTTCCTTAGGTCAAACCCTTTAGACTTGAAGCCCGCGAAGCCGAGCTGGTGGGCGGCGTAGATTTCGCCGATCGTGGGCTTCCTGCCCAGCGCCTTGGTCAGCCGTTCCTCAAGGTAGGTCAGCCAAGAGGTGGCGTATTCCAGCCCGACCCCTTCGTCCGTGGACCAAGTGCTATACCCATAGGTCGGAAGGCCGTGGCGGGCACGCCAGAGGGTCGTATCGGCCCACGCAGCGGGGAAGAACTGAAGGAGGCCACGCTCGCCGAGACGCCCGATGGCCTTGGGGTTGCCGGATGACTCGACGAAGATGATGGCCTCGACCTGTCCAGGGGTGACGGCGTGGAGGGAGGGCGCCGCGAGGAGGAGGGTGAGGAACCTCACGACTGCACCTCCTTGGCTTTGTGCCACGCTTCGACTTCATCAATGCAAACATCTTCGACCTTCTCGTATTCAGACCAATAATTGCTGTATTCAAGACGGATGGCTTCTCCAGCGAGGGCATCCCCCGCCTTGGTCAGCCGCCGAATGTCGCTCGCCTGTCGATTAGACAAGGCAAGCAACTCGGTGTTGATGCGTTTGGAGTTCTCGACCTCGGCCTTGAGGCGGGCGTAGTCCTCCCAGCGGACGTAGTTGCCCCAAGCAACCTCTCTCACAATCGGTTCAATCATCTGGGCTTGGTATGATGGCTCAACGCATTGAGTTGAAGGCTCGTATCGCTTCGGCTCGCTCATCGTCCGTCCATCGTCGGGTGAACCGAGCCGGCGTCCTTCTCGCCGTTGCGGTCAACGAAGGACCAAGTGAACAGGGCACGGCATCCCGTGGTTAGGTTGGCGTAGATCGTCACGGCCTTGCACCCGTGGGACATTCGGAGGTTGTCCTCGGCGACGGCGGCGCAGAGCTGGATACGCTCGCGGGCGAACTTCTCGGTCCAGTCGCCTTGGAGGACGCGGTCACGGGCGTAGGCGATTTGGTAGGACAGGCCTCGGATGACATGGGCGGGGGACGCCAGCATATCGGGGACGTGGGACATGGGGTCAGGCATGGCGGCGGATGCGGTTGGGGTGGTTCTGCTTGCGGGCGTACTTGAACATGACGCCCATATTGAAGGCGGCCGTCCGCAGGGAATTGCGGGGGAGGCCGGTGAGGGCGGCGAGTTCGGGGAGGGTGGTCGTCGCGGGGTTTGATGCGAGGATGGCTTCCTTGCAAGCGCCGTGACGGCAGCGTGCCTTTTTGTCGGGTGTGGGTTGGTTCATGGGGAGATTAGTACTTGTTGATGATGTCGATGAGGCTGGGGCCGTCGGCGAGGGCGAGGATGTAGGCCGCGAGGGCGAGGCCGGCGAGGAGGGCGAGGATGAGTTTCATGTGGTTGGGTGGTTGGTTGGGGGTTAGGAGATAATGGCAAGTTTGCGGCAAACGCGGTGGATGGCTTGGTAGGCGACTTCGGCTTCTTCGTAGCGGGACAAGGCGTTGACTCGGACGCAGGAAGCGTCGTTGCGATCGCCGGCACAGGCAGAAGCATCGGCGAGGACGGACTGCAGTTCATGCTCTGCGGTGGCAACAGCGGCAGCGGCTTCCTTGAACTCGGCCTTAGCTGCGTAGAGGGCGCTGATGAGGTGGTGGATGGTGGCTTCCTTGTCGGTCTTGGTGGTCATGTGGTGTATTGGGTACGCCATTGAGTTATGAGGTCTTTAGATTTAAATACAAGACCAATCTTCTAAAAAGTTTAGGGACGCCATTAAAGACGCTTTAGACCCCCAAAGTTTCCAAAGGACGCCACCTAGGACGGGTTATGGAAACCCCCATTTGACCCCCTTGGCTTGGCTCAGGAGGCGTTTTGACGGCGAAAGCGTAGGAAGACCGCCACCCCCACCCCCACGCACCCGACCGCCAACGCCCACCCAAGGTCACGGCAAGCCTTCAGCCCCAAGGTCGCCAAGGTCAGTTGCCCTTCCAAGCGGGCGTCGTCGCTCTTCGTGCCCGCGTCCGTGATCAGCATGACCATCGCGTTCGTGTCCTGGAACGAGCTGAGGATGTAATCCGAGATGAAGGCCACGGCACAAGC